AACCAACAGAACCAACAGAACCAGCAGAATGAGGTGAATAATGCCTTCTTATCTAATTAAAACACCGCTTCGCATAGCTCCGGGCAAAACCTTGAAGCCAGGGGAAATCCATGACATGAAAGTCGCACAAGCCAAAGAGTTGGAAAACATCGGCGCTGTTGTAAGGGTTGTGCAGAATCCCGTAAGTCGAGCGTCACAGGGAAAACAGAACACAAGGAAGCACTGATGCCATACGCCACGCCTAAAGACGTTCTCGACCGCCATCCGCTCAAACGGATAGCGGAAGTCACTGGGAGGACTGACGAGAAGGTCGAAAAGCGATACTTGAATGTGGCTGTGGAAGACGCATCCAGCGAGATTGACAGTTACGTCGGCAAAGTCTACCCGCTGCCCCTGGCTTCTCCGCCGCCCGTCTTAAAGCGTATATGCGTGGACATAGCGGTTTACCGCCTAATGTCACTTCTTGATAAAGAGTCTGTGGAAGATGCGCGGCGGCGATACGAGGACGCCCTCAAGTGGCTGCAAGAACTGGCCGCCGGACTGATAGAGCTGGAAGGCGTAACCGACCTTGCCAGCGGCAACAACCAAGTGAGCTTCACTGCGCCAGGGCGCGTGTTCGACGCTGATGGCCTGAAAGGGTTTTTGTGATTAAAGAGATTGAAGACGCCCTTGTGGATAGAGTCGCGGCGATTTTGGAGCCGTTTGGGTTCGGCATAGAACCCTTCCCAGACAATCCAAACAACTACACCATGACCCACCCCAATGGAGTCGTCCTGGTTGTCAACAAGGGCAGTAACTACAATCCACCTGAAACCACAAGCAGAGCCATACAGCAGCGCATGTTGAACTTTGAATTGACATGCCTTGTCAGAAATCTTCGGAAACATCAGGGCGCGTATCAGGTTATTGACGCCCTGGCCTATGGCCTTGCGGGATGGAAAGCGCCTGGAGCCATCTTTGGATCACGCCTGGAGCGGGACGGCTTTGTTGAGCGCGATGCAACCGTCTGGACGTGGATTCTGCAAATAAGCATCCCCGTGTATCTTGTTCCAAAACCGCAAAATGACGCCCTCGGGGCAAACATCGCAAAGATAACAGCAACATCAAAAGGCGAAAACGTAACCGTAGGAGACAGCTAATGCCTAGATACCTATACATCGGGCCGCGTACAGCGGTGACGATAGCAAAAAGAGAGACCGTCTTTATTCCGAATACGGAGGTAGAGCTTGACCCTTCGGAGGCTTATTTTAAGAGGCTTATAGCCAGAGGCCACCTAAAAAGAATCCCGCCAGCAGAGCCATCCGCGCCTCTGGAGGCGGTAACGCCTGATCCACGGAACAGCAAAAAAGGAGAAAACAAATGAGTTATCTGCACGGTGTAGAAACCATAGAAATAGCCAAGGGCCTAAAACCCGTCATGACGCCGCCAACAGCCGTGGTCGCGCTGGTAGGCATCGCGCCTAACTTCCTGGGCGAAAACACCGAAGGCAAGCCCACTATTGTCACAAACTACACACAGGCAGCCAAGTTTGGCCCTGACGTTCCGGGCTACAACATACCAAACGCACTTAAACGAATTTTAGGGTATGGCACGGCGCAAGTGATTGTTGTTGATGTGTTTGATCCGTCCAGACACACAAAAGAGGTAACGGCAGAGGTGGTCACAATCGGCGAGTCCGGGCGCTGCAACCTTGCCAACCCGGGAGTTACCGGTCTGACCCTCTCACGGTTAGGAGTTGACCTTGTTGAGGGAACCGACTACAAACTGGACGCAGCCAAAGGCGCAATAGACCGTATTCGGGGAGGAGCGATCCCGCCCGGCGGAGCAACACTATCCGCTACATACACCTGCGCCGATTTTACCCTGGTGACAAGCGCCGACATAATAGGCGCGGTAAATCAAGCAGGTGAAAAGACTGGTATTCACGCGCTCTATGACACTCCAAATACTTTGGGTATCAAGCCGCGCATCCTGATAGCTCCAGGCTTCGCAGTAGCGGGAAACGCCTGTAGCGCTACCTTGATAGAAGCGGCCGGAAAGCTCCGCGCCCATGCCTATTTAGACGTTCCTGTTGGCGTTTCAGTCGAGGAAGCCATACAAGGCAGAGGCGAAGCCGGGGTTGTTAACCTGGGGACCAGCTCGCAAAGAGCCGTCCTGTGTTATCCCTTCGTCAAAATTCTCAACGATGATGATGAGCTTGTCCTCGAACCTATGAGCCAACATCTGGCAGGTCTGGCCTGTCAGATGGACGCCAAGGCCGGGTTCTGGGTTTCGTTTAGCAACAATGAGCTTCTGGGCATCGTAGGTCTGGAAACGCCTATCCAATGGAACCTGAGCGATCCCAACTGCGAAGCCAACCGTCTCAATGCCGTTGGAATCGTGACAGCGGTAAGGCCATTCGGCGGAGGGTTTAAAGCATGGGGCAATCGGAGCGCGGCATTTCCCCAGGAGACGCACCCGCTTAACTTTGTCTGTGTCCGTGCAGTTGCTGACATTCTGCATGAGGCCATCGAAAAGGCCCTACTGCCCTTCATTGATAAGCCGCTGACAAAGCCAATCCTTGAAGGCGCAAGAGAAACCATACTGGCCTATCTGGACAGGCTAAAGAACCAGGGCGCGATTCTGGGCGGATCATTTGAGTGGCCCTTAGAGGACAACCCGCTGGATGCGCTGGCACTGGGACACGTCACCTACACACTGAGCTTCCTGCCGCCAACACCCCTGGAGCGCGTAACCATCAAGAGCGAGATAGATACTGCCTGGCTCAAAGAGCTTTACTAAGGAGATTGACAAATGGCTATAGCAGTACGAAAACTCCATGACGCCAATATTTATCTCAATGCCGTTCAGTTTGCAGGGATAGCGTCCGAGGTGACGCTTCCAGAAGTGAAGCCGGTCACGGTTGACCATGCCCCCACCTGCATGAAAGGTAAAATCCAAGTCCCTTATGGCCTGGAGCCAATGACGTTGACCATTAAAGGCGATTTTGACGAAGCCTTTATTTTGGCTACGCAAGACTTTTACCATATCCAACACATTCAGATTCGCTCAGTATTAACCAGTATTGAGGATGATGAAGGCCGTACGGTGCAACAGAGCGTAGTGGCTCATATGCGTGTGCTGTTTCAGGGCCACAAGGCCGACGCCATCAAAAACAGTGCGCCCATGGATGTTGAATACACAGCGTCCGTCCTGGCCTACAAGCTGGAAGTGGATGGTATTCCAATTCACGAAATCAACCTATTGAGCAACAAACACAAAGTTGGTGCCCAAAACATCAACAGCGTAAACAATTCGCTACTTGGACTCGGAGAGGATTAATCCATGAGCTTACCAGAAATCAAACTCATTGACGGCAGAACAGCCAAATTCATTCGCAGGCCAACGGCCGGCGATGTTTCCCGCGCCCACAGAAATGCCGGAAAGAACGGTTCTGTTGTTGATATAAATTGTGCGCTATTTGCCCAGATAGTAGAGGTAGACGGACAAAGGAACGTCATGGAAGATTTTCTCCGCTGGTTGGATTGGGATGACTATCTGGAACTCCTGGACATCATCAATTCTGGGCGCTGGAATGGCGAGAGCAATAAGCGGCCAGACCAGGAAAACACATACGATAATGGCGAGTATGCGGGAAATTTTTAACCCGCGAGCCGTGCTATGACCACGGCGGCGACGAGGCGATATTAGCCCTTGCGGAGAGCCTCCAGTGTTCCATTGCTGATGTGTTGGCTATGGACATGGAGGACTACATGCACTGGATTGATGTGGCAATCAGGCGACAACAGAAGATTGACGAACAAAGGAAGGGTGCATGAGCGAGCTGAACTTTGGCATACTCGTCACCCTCTTTGACAAAGCGTCCGAGCCAATTCGCGGCATTGCTCGGAGTATTGGCGACACGTCAAAAACTGTCGGTGAAGGCGCGAAAGAGTTTGACAAGTTAGGCAAGAGCGGAAAAGCCGCCGTTTCAGGTATCGCGTCCGGGCCGATCCGTGGCGTCAGTAAGAGTATTGGCGATACGTCGAAGTCCGCGAAGGAAGGCGCGAAGGAGTTTGACAAGCTGGGCAAGAGCGGAAAAGCCGCTTTTACAGGCATGGCAGTCACCAGCAAGGGCGCGGCTGATGGTGTTACTGACATTACAGAAGCCTCAACCAGGTTGGAAAAAGCCGCCACACGGTCTTTTGATGCCGGTGAGAAATCGGCCAATAAATTCCGTACAGCACTGTCGAAGATTGGCCTCGGCATTAAAGAATTGGCCGGTGACACAGACAAGCTAAGAAAACTTCGCAATTCCTTTAATGATATCAAGTCCGCCGGAACCAAGGGCATGTTCAGCGGCATGACCGCCGCTGGCGCTGTTGCGGGTTTGGCTGCCCTGGCAAGCAACTCTGAGAGCAGACTGAATGACATTTCCCTGCCGCTCATGCGGGCAGACGGCACGAGCCGTCTTGACCCATTCAGGGGCGACATTGAATCTCAAGCCAGGTTCACAGGCAGAAGCGCACTGGACGTCACCGATGCCGTTGCCGGTGCGTTAGCGGAAAACATGTCAGAAGCCGCCATTAAGGGCGGCGGACTAAAAGCCATCATGGACTTGTCCGTGGTGAATAAGATAAGCGAAAGAACCGCCGGTGAGCTATTAGCGAAGGCCGGCGGTAACTTTAAAATCAGCGACACGGAATTTGATTATATTGCCGACTACATGAATAGAGCGGCTCAGGCCGGAAATACAAACTTTGAAAGTATGGCCGGTATCGTTTCAGGATTGGGTGAAAGGGCTAAAAGGCTTGGTATTGACGGGGCCAGGGGCCTTCAAGCTGTGACGCTCTTAACCACACAATTCAAGATGTCCGGCATGGATGACTCCGCCGCCGCTTCGTCACTGGATTCATTGATGGGGGCGCTTCCTACCCTTGGATCAAAAGTCATGCACAGCAAGAGCTACATGGCAGGGGAGTTCAAGAGTATTTTGAGCAATCACGGCATTGGGGACATCAGCAAGACGCTCTTTAACGACAAGGGAGAGTTAAGGGGCGATGATGGCGCAGAAAAGATGTTTAACCTGGCTAAAGTTTTTGGCGAAATCAGTGAGAAGGTAACGAACACAGAGGAGAGGTTGACGCTCTTTAAAGTCCTGATGCCGGGGGCCAGTGAAGAGGCTGCCATGCGTCTCTCTACCGGAGGTTGGAATAGCGCGGCCAAAACGATATATGAAGATCATTTAAATCTTGAAGATCAGGCGGCAAAAAAGCGTGAAGAGAGCGCACAGAAGTGGATGCGGCTAACAACGGCGGTGCGAGGTCTGGCGTCAACCATCGGGAAGCAAGTCTTACCAACCGCAAATAAGTTTATGGACACGGCCAGTAAGGTGATTGGCAAAGTGACCGATTGGACGGAGGCGCATCCTGGGTTGGTAAAGGTTATGGCTGTAAGCGTAGGCGTTGGCGGTCTTTTGCTTGCAGGCGTGTCGGCGCTTGCATTCGGCATTGGTCTGTTAGGCAATACCATTACAAGCACAATAACGGGTTTCGGCACATGGAAAGGTTATCTTTCGAGTGCCAAGACATGGGTGAAGGGCCTGGGGACTGAAGCCGCCATTAGTAACGCAGAGTTAAAATCGCTGAATGTAACACGGTTAAAAGGATTGTATGCGCCTACTGCACAGAAGATGGCAACGGCGATTCCCCTAGGCGGCGTTACGAAAAATGTCGGCAAACTGAAAGGCGCGACACTCAGCCGTGTGGCGGGCAAGGCAGGAGCAAGGATAATTCCAATCGCGGCGGCGGGCGCGGCAAGTATAGCACCAGCTATTGGCACGGCTGGCACGGCGGCTTCTGCTGGTGGCGCGGTGGGCGGCGCAGGCACGGCGGTCGGTAGCACACTCGGCGGGATCACTGGGGCTATGAGTTCCATCCCAGGTCTTGGTTGGGCCATCGCCGGAGCATTAGCACTGAGCGCCATACTCATAGTCAAATACTGGGAGCCGATAAAAGCAACATTTGAAGGCACGTTAAAAGGGTTGAAATATGGCTGGACACAATGGGCAAGCCCGGCCATTGGCGAGCTAAAACTTGCGCTCTGGGGGGTTTGGGATGCTATTTCGGGAATACTGGACATCTTTAGCCCATTTAAAACCGAGCAGGACGCCGTTAATGCGGGGCTTCGTTATGGCGCGACTCAGGGAATCGCATTTATGGGGATGCTGACCGGTGTTGTTCATGCCGCTAAATTTGCGGTCAATGTCCTGGAAGGTCTTTTTATCGCCGTTGCCGGTATTGTGGACGGCATTTCCTGGGGCGCGAAGCTCGCGTGGCAGGTGTCCGGCAATCAGTGGGCTGAGGCGGCTAAAACAGCCAGCGAGTGGCGTGGCGTAAAGGATCGCGCAGAAGAGAGATGGAACAACGCTTCCTGGACTGATAACAGCAAGAGACGATTGGCAAAGGAAGCAAAAGAACGGGCAGCAAAGTATGAAGCCCTGGTAGGAACAAACACTGAAGAAAAACATGGAACGGCGGCCAATGCCAAAGCCATTGGCGGCAGGACTTTCTCTGAACCTAATGCGGCACCCCCTACAACCCCTACAACCCAGGAACAGATAGAAACCCTTGTGACGCAAGGCGTAAACCCTGAAGTCTTAGTCCAGATGATGCAGCCGAAACAGGCGGCAAAGCCAAACACAATCACAATCCATTACAACCCGCAAATCACACTGACAGGCTCGGCCACGGCAGATGACGAAAGGCGACTAATGGCCGTCCTGAAAAAACACAAAGAAGAGCTATACGAGATGCTCAATGAGGTTGGCCAGAAACGGATGGCATGGACATGAGGATATTAAAGTGATTCCAGGCATACCCTACCTACCCACGCCTGGCCCAGGCATAGCCAAAACCATCCCGCACATCGCACCCCAACTCCTCAAACTGGTGGCGCATATAGTTCTTGAGTGGACACGCCACCAGAAGGCCCCCATCGCTGTCCAGAAACACATCTACCATGTTGACAACAAAATCACGGAGGCAATCGGTAGAGAACAAGCGTTTGTCTATGAGGGAAACGCATATCACAGACTGTGTTCCGTTGAAGACGAACACAATGAACGCTGGGCGGACGCTCCAGGCACTGAAAAAAAGTGGGGCGCTCTGGGGGATATTGAGTTTGATTTACGGTCAGCGCCAAGCGGTTTCTCAGGCGATGAAGGCGTTATCTATGCTCAACACGCCATCATAGGCGGCAAGCCGCACCTCCAATACACCGGCAAGAAACTTCGCAAGCTGACACTGACGTTGAATTGGCATCAGATGCTTATGGAAGATATTGAAGCGAGTTTTGAATCGCTCCGAACCGCCATGAATGAACAGAAGGTCATGAAGCTGGTTATTGGGCGGGAACGGAGCGGCGCCTACTATGCGGGTGAATTCGTGATTGAGGACATGCCATATAAGGTCGCCAAATATAACCCCGACATGTCAATCATGGGGCTGGAACTTACAGTTAAGCTCCTGGAGTGGAACACCGGCAAACCGCTTGAGCCTGGGGAACACGCACCGCCAGAGGCCGTCAAGAATAACAATCCATCAGCGTCACAAAAGGCCAGTACTACAACGGAAAAGGTTGAGGTTTCCGATGACATGACCGGAAAAGTGTCGAGAACACTTAGCAATAGGGGATGAATGCGCTGTGACTGAATATTTAACACATAAAACAAAGGAAAACGACCGCTGGGACTTGCTGGCGCTCAGATATTACGGCGATCCGCTGTTCCTGGAACCGCTGCTGGAAGCAAACCCGAAACACGCGCCTAAGACATTACTGGAAGCAGGGTTGAGTCTGCTTGTTCCGATTCTTGAGCAGACAGAGGTAACACCCGTCAAACATGAAGTTGTGGCCTGGAGGTAGGTATGGAAGCTAAAAGACTATACGTGAAAGTTGAATATGCGGATAAGGATATAACCGCAGAAGTTGGGCCGTATCTGGAAATGTTGAGATACACAGACAATCTGGAAGGCGAAACGGCGGATAAGTTGGAGGTCACGTTAGATGACAGTCAGGGTTTGTTCAGCGGGCCGCTTTATCCAATTAAAGGTTCCGCGCTCTATTTTGAGTTTGGGTATGACACAAACGATGTGTTTAGTGGTGGCAAGGGCTTCTTGATAGATTCAGTCAGGATTGAAGGCGGCGGCACAAACGCAGATGGCGGCAACACAGCAAGGCTTGCTGGCACTGTAACATTAACCGCATCAGCTAACCAACCAGGCAAGGCCATACACACAAGAACTACCAAGGCATGGACAAACACCACACTTGATGGTGTAGCAAACGCAATAGCGCAAAAGCACGGTTTGGACTTGGTTTTTGAATGTAACGATGTGGTAGAACTGAAGCGTTTTGACCAGTTTAACACAACAGACTTAGAGACACTCAAAAAATTAACACGCAAATATGGTCTGATGTTTTCCATAAAAGCGGGCCAGAAAAAGTCAACGCTGGTTATAACTGACATAAAAACAGTGCTGTCCAAGCCGCCTGTTCTTAAGCTCCCACTGAATGAAGTCACCAGTTTCACATTTGAAGATTCCATAGCCACAAACACAAAGGGGCGCTATGTCCGCTATTTTGACCCCATCAAGAAAGAACTCGTAGAGTTTGACTACGAGAAATTAAAAGGGAAAGTAAAAGACGATCTTGCGAATACGACGCTAGAGACGGTTGACGGCCAAGGGCAAAAAGACAATGCCGTTGTTCGTGAATCATTGAAGGTATTTGTCAACAAAAACGCGCCAAAAGATACTGAATTCAATGCGGCGATAACGCTTCCTGGTAATCCTAACCTTCTAGCTGGTGTGGTTATTGAGTTGCCAGAAGACGGATGGGCGCGTTATGCGGGCAAATGGATGATAAATAAAAGTGAACACAGAATGGACGTCAAGAGCGGCTACACAACCAAGTTACAGATTAAGAAATATGAAGTTTAGGGTATGAGTATGTCAGCCACGCGCCCTGCAACCGCCCAATGGTTCCCTATATCACGATGTCCCCACAACACATCAGCAAGACAGAGTTTGTATATGACCCAGAATCGCTCTCTAAGGTTGCCATCATGGGAAGTCCAGCGCCTAACCTCGTCTCTGTTGGGAAGCAGAAATTCAATAATCTCTGCTTTCTCTTTGCCTGTGATTTTGTGCTTATTGGTTAGTTTCAATGAATACGCCACTACTTTATTGATGTTGTTCGGCCTTTGTATCTTTGAATCCTTCAGTAGTATCCGCAAAATAGCGTTATCACTCAATTCCCTTCCATCGTACACAACACCAGCATTAGCCAGCGCGGGCGCGTTATGACCAAGGATGCAAAGCGAGAGAGCTATCAGTACGTATCTCATGCCATGAAATTAGCACACACCGTGCCATATTTCTAAAATGTTTTCTAAAGGAAAACCAGGGCAAAAAAGGATATTGATAGTATGAACTGGGACACCTCTCAAACAAAAACGGACAGACCGTTAGGTCACATCAAGGGCTTAGTCCACGAGACAGGCGAAAACGCCACGGTAAAGGTGCGCTTGCCGGAATACGAGGACTTGATCACTGACTGGCTGCCTGTAGCACAATCCCTCACGTTAGGTGCAAAATGCTACACCGTGCCGCGATTGGACACGCAGGTGATAATCCTGCCTGGCTATGGCCTGGAAGACGCCGTTGTAATTGGCGCAATCTACAGCAAGCCCGACCCAGCGCCGTTTAAAGATGCGGCCATCATTGGCATGGTGGCGGATGACGGTGTGGAGATCAGCTATGATCCTGGCAAGAGCCTACTAAAAATCCAAAGCCCCAAAGAGATCAATATCATTGCCACGAACATCAATATACAGGCGGACATTGACATCAAGGGCGACATCACGCACACCGGAGATCAAGACCACACCGGTGCGGCCACGCATACGGGCAACACCACGCAGACCGGCACGTTGACCAACACAGCCACCATCAGTAGCGGAATTGGCCTCACAACTCATAAGCACAGCGGCGTAGCGAGCGGGACGTCTGTCTCCGGCGCTCCGATACCCTAAGGGAAACTATGAGCGTAGAAATTCCCAACACACCGTATTGGCAGCCTAAAAACGAGGCCCACGGCGAAGTTGTGACTGGCCTGGATGAGATTGGACAGGCTATTGAAAATATCTTCCTGACGCCAATAGGCTCCATGCCCCTCATGCCGCGATTTGGCTTTGACGCAATGAAGGCGCTGGGCAAGCCGCTCTATACTGCCAAGCGAATGTTGGAGCGCATGGCGATAGAGGCTTTTTATTGGGAGCCTCGTGTTGAGGTTTTATCAGTCAATGCCGCCATCGTATCCGAATCGGCAGTCCTACTCTGCATGATCTGGAGACCGCTGGGCGCTGTTGACGCTGTGGTGCAGGTTTTGGGGGTGTCGGCATGAACGAGGGCAATGTGATTTTTGAGGAGATCAGCAACACAGTCAGACAACTTGCTGCTGAAAGAAATATATTGGCAACAGAGTTAGCGAGGCGTGGCTGTCCTTATGTGGTTTTGCTGGTTAGCCAATATCCCGACTGTCCCATTAAAGCGTGTAAGGGCATAACGTGTGACGCAAGTAATATCCATGCAGTTTGTGCCTGCTGGATTAATTGGGCAAGGCAAGAGTGTGGGGGTGCGAAATGATTGTTACGGCATATGAAGCGTTAGGCAATGTGTGTTGTAAGAGCTATACGCCAGACGATAAGGGCGGACTTATGATGGCGCGATGCAGGGGCCATTTTTGTATGGCTTGGCGCTGGAAGGATAAAGCTTGGAATGAGTTAAGTGTTGTATATAGGTGCCTCTGCTGCAAGAGCCATGACCCTGCTGAGTATGACGCAGGTGAACGCCGGGGTTATTGCGGTATGGCGGGGCCAGTCAAATGACGCTCACATTCTTGGAAAAGAGTCCAAAGGCGATACTGGCCGACATACTGGCCGCTTATCAGGACAGTAGCGGAAAAGTGTTATATCCCGCGCAAGTGGAAAACCTGCTGATGCACGTCCAGGCTTACCGCGAGAGCTTACTGCGTAACGATATTCAATGGTGCGCCGAGCAAAACCTTGTGGCGTATGCGATAGATGAGCATTTGGACGCGCTGGGGGTAATGATGGCAACACCGCGACTACAGCCAACGGCGGCCCAATGCCGTGTGCGATTGACACTGGCAGAGCCGAGCATACCGGGCCGCGCATTCCCGCCTGGCCTGGTCGTCACCACCGAGGATGGCAAGCTGGCATTTGAGACGCAGGACGCCAGCTATGTAATTAGCAACCAATCCGTGTCAAGCATAGACGTTACTGCGATCTGCACGACATTAGGCAAGAGCGGGAATGGCATGAACTCAGGCGCTGTTTGTGTTCTTGATCCGGCTATTGATGGCGTTTCAGTTGAAAATGTCACAGCCACAGAAGGCGGTGGCGACCTGGAAAGCGATTCGGCTTACCGTGAGAGGTTGATGTTATCGGCGGCGCGGTTCGGTTGCGGTGGTTCTGCAAAGGCTTATCGCTATTGGGCTTTGACGGCTTCAAGTCTCGTGGTTGACGCCCTGGCCGTCAACGGTGCGGAGCGGGGTGACATTAATATATACGTCCTGGCCGATAGCGGCGAACCCTCCCAGGAGCTATTGGCAACGGTTCAGGATGTCTGCAACCGTGACGATGTTCGGTTGATCGGCGATTACGTTACAGCAATTCCGGCTGTCAGGCGTGAATACACCATTCAAGCAGAGATCACGGTGTACGACACCCATGATCCTGATATTGTGTTGGACAAAATCCGCATTCTGGCCGCTGAATATGCAAGGAAGCACCGCGTAAAGCTTGGCTCAGATGTTACACCTACACAAGTATTAATGGCGCTGTCCCCCGTCTCTGACGGGCTGTATCACGTCAATCTATTGGAGCCGTCAACAATCCTGGACATAGGCCCCAACGAATGGGCGGAGGCCACGGAGATCACAATAACGCTGGCGGGAGTGTCCAATGGTTAATACTGCCAATATCCTCCCGGCGATACTCAACGATACGAGGTGCCTCGCCTTCGCCGCCGCGCTGGATCGGTCGCTGTCACTTGAACCGTGGCAAGCCTGTCCGCTGAAGCTGGAACACGCTTCGGACGAAGTTCTTTGGGAGCTGGCGCGGCAGTTCGGAGTTGCTGGGCCGTTGTATCAGGCCATGAAGACGCGCTCTCAAAAAGAGCGCCTCGTGGAAATGGCTCTGCGATTACAGCGCAAACGCTGCACACCTTGGGCGGTTGAGGAGGTCATGAGGCTATTGGGTTACACGGACGCCAAGGTGCTTGACCGTGTGGGCGGGACGCTCCGCTATGACGCAGAAACCAATCACGCCGGGCATTACATGTTTGATGGCGGCGTTAACGATGTCTGGCTTAATCGGTATAGAGGCGATATAGAACATCAGGGTGATTATATATTTGACGCCATAAAGCGCCGCTCAACAATGGAATGGTATCAATACAAGATCCGTCTATACATGGCAGGGGACAGCCGCGCTTTGACTGACGATGACCGCGCACAGGCGGCGCTTCTGGCGGAGGATTGGGCGCCGCTTCACTGTGAGTTGATTGGCTGGGAAGCCCGTCACATGCTCGAAAGTCAGGTTGATGACCCCGCAAGCGCCGCCGGTGCTGTGTATCGTGTGGTTTTGATGGGTTCGGGTTATACATCACAGATTATACGTGAGCATTGGGTTCAGCCGCTGGACGATGGATCGCGCATAGTGCGCTGGCGTTTGCGCCCTGATGATGTGACTGTGCCGGATGTTAGCTCGGTGGTGCTTGCGTCCATCGGCGGGACGAAACTCGACAGCCGGACAGTACCGTTAATCACGGCCGCGCCAAACGTAACGATAGAGGGGTATTGGAGGTTCTATGACTGATTATTTGCAAGCCAATCCCAACGCGCCCTGGATATCCCGCATCACAGAGATTGAGCGGGAAGACCCGGTTTTAGGCGGCACGGGCGGCCCTGTTAATGTTCCACATCAGGAGCTGGCCTATCGCACTGAATACCTAAAGACCAACCTGGACATAGTAACGGCCACGCTCAACAATGCCATCGCCAATCTGAGTGTGGGCAACCTACACGCACAGGTGGCCGCGCTGGAGATAACTGTGCAACAGATTTTATCTGCGCTGTCCGGTCAGGAGAACGCCGGACAGGTTGTAAATGAAGGGCTTCTGGCACTTCTCGCACAGATCAATGAATTGCGGGACTTGATTAATGCTCTGGGTGTTTCGGGTGAGGGCAACGAAGTGCCGGAAATATCAATGTTTTCATATATCAATCACTGCTCGTAAGGAGAAAGCATATGGGACAACCACTCTTTATTCAGACTGCCACAAATTCAGGTGGCATCGCGCAGGCGCCAAATGCACAGCGGGATGGCAGCGGCAATCACGCTGAGATCATAGCCTGTTCCACACCTAACGGTCTGCGGATTGATCGCATCCGATTCTGCGCCGCTGACGATACGGTTGAAAATTTGCTCAGGGTCTATCTTATGACCGGGATCGAAAAACGTCTGATAGCAGAAATACCGGTTGCGGCCGTGACAACCAGCGACACGGTTCCAGCCTGGAGCTTTGATTGGAAGTTTGATATTCCGTTGATACTCCAGGACGGCTACTCGCTAGTCTATGCGCCAAGCACAGGCACGGCGCGGTATCACGCATCTGTGGTTAGCGGGGGCGAGTTATGAGCGGCGGGACGTTTGGGTTGCCTGGACTGGCTGACGGCGCGTTGCCCGCTGGCAATCCAGATGTGGGTGTGCCGTTAAACCCGCATGGGAACGGGGTTTACAAGCGGTTGATTATGACCGAATCCCAAATGCTGGAGGATCCGTCTGATGGGTTGGCGCAGGAATTTATGGTGACCATTGTGGGTGGAGGCGGTGCGGGTGTGTTTTTTTGTTTTGCAGGGAGTACCGTCTACGGCCACTCATCAATAATCGGCGGCGGCGCTGGTGAAGGAATAATATTTAAAATCAAAAACATGGATATAACATGGCCTGCGCCTATAACTGTAGGTGCAGGAGGAGTTGGTTATTACTGCACGGTTGCCAGCCCTCCCGACAATCCGTCCTATAATGGCGGCACGTCAAGCGCTTTTGGAGTGTCAGCACTGGGAGGATACTGGGGGGGAAATAGTAGCTATCCCGGAGCTGGCGGGGGCTTACGCAGCAGTATCAATATGTCAATCCTTACACTTGCTTCCTCCGGCAACGGTGCGGCTTGCGGATACAGAGGGATCGGACCACCCTACTATATTCAACACTCGTCCTATGTATTGACGCATGACGGGGTATATACATCGGGAGCGGCCGGAGGGCACACCGTTGTGATCTATCAGTCTGCAACGACCTGGAATGTTGGGAATTGCGGCATGAACTTGGGGGGCAATTATAGCCAAAACATAACCTCTACTAATCCTTTGACTGGTAGTAGCGGACAGTTTTGCGCTTCAGGCGGAGGCGCGTCATTGCTGGGTAAGGGTGGTGACGGTGGAGCAAACACATTCGGGGAGGATGGCGTTTTTGGCTCCGGTGGAGGCGCTGCTGTCACTAATAGTACTTCCAGCCTGGCAAGCAAGAAATCCGGCTCCGGTGGTTCCGGCGTGGTGATTCTTGAGTGGTATGAATAAGGAGCATGACTATGTATAAAAACAAACACACGCAAGGAGGTAGGTTATGAGCGGCGGCACGTTTGGCCTTCCTGGCCTCAACATGGGGGGGGGGGGG